AAAACAGCGACTTCTTCATATAATTCATCAACAGGTCTGCCTGTTATTGCTAAACTACCAACAACATTTTTTGCATCTGATTCACATAATTCTGTTGCCATTGGCACACAGTTTGGAACTTCTTTGCCATTCTTTTTCTTTGTACCAATTTGCTCATAGCCATCCCAACATGGTGCTTTTAATTCTTCATGATTCTTACATGGCATGTAATAAGTAACACCCTCAACCTCATGCTCATGAGATCCCTCACATCCCATTTCTTTTGCCTTATCTTCTGCTTCTTTTTTTGTATCATATGCTTGTTTGCCATCTATCATTTTTAAATCAACAAACTCACTTAATTTAGTTTTACTCATTTTAACACAGTTAGGAACTTTTCTTCCATTTTTCATTTTCATTCCTCTCTGTTCGTAACCATCCCAACAAGGTTTTTTCAATTTTTTAATATGTTCTTTACATGGCATATACCATATAACACCCTCATATTCGTGAGTATGTATTCCATCACATCCAATATTTTTTGCCATCTCCTCAGCTTTCTCTTTTGTTGAATAAGCTAATCTATCATCAATAATCGCAAAGTCATCATCAATAGGCATTGACTTTAAATCTGTACTAAACTCATATCCTGTTTCTTCTTCAATATCTTCTCTATCCTGTACTCTAGAATCAACCTCAGTAAATTCTAATGGTTGTAATGTTGTAAAATAGAGGTTTAAGGCAATATCATTATAAGCCAATATATGGTCAAAGCAATCAATTAATAATTCCTGAAATGGTCTAATAACAGTATTGTCCATTAATAAACTCGCTGTTTTTATTTCATCTGCATTATTTCCTAATCCTGATTGATCCTTAATACCTAAAAGCATAGGCGATACAATTCTGTGAGCCACCATAATTTTTTTAGTGGATTCTTCACTTAAAAACTGATATTGCTGATGAGCATCTGAAAGCTGTACAGGTGTTATATCTGCTGCTGCTTCTTTATTGTCATTAAAAGCAAGTATAAATTTGCCAGCATTACTCGTGCCAGAAAATTTCTGTGCTATTTTTTGTTCCAATAATTGTCTTTCTTCTTGGTTTGGAGTACCATTATTAAAGTTAATTAACATGCTTGGTGCTAGACCATTCATAATATTATTCAAATGGTAGTTAGAAATTTCTTCTTCTAGCTCTGCATATTGTAAGCCACCCTGATAATCAACAGGTGCATAGTAATAAAATCCTGCCTTATAAGGTTTAATGTAATAAATCTCTATTGGATCTTTTGACATACCAAAAGCAGGTATTCTTTTTGGAACTTCATTTGGTTTTAACTTAGCCCAATCTTTAAAATAATAATATGCAGGGATTTCTCCATCTTCATTAGCTTTTGCTGCTCTTAATGTTTCAACAGGTATATGTTCTAATTTAACAATCTTAGATCTGTTCTTATTATATATAACCTGAACAGAGCATTGCCCCATTAACTTTAAATCATAGCATAATTTTCTAACACAATCTTTTTTAAACAAAGAAATCATTTGTGCATATTCCTCTGGTTTCCTAGATGAATCAGTTGCATTTAATCCTTTGCCATATATCTGCTGACTAATGCCATTTATTGCAGCATTATTTGTTGGACTTCCATTATATCTGTCAATTAAAAACTGAAAATAATTATTATCAGCACCATAATCCACCCAATCCCTATTATTTACTTCTACGATTTCTGGAGATGTATATGTGCTTAAATTGACAAAACTATATTCAGAGTTATGTCTAACAAATTGTCCTTTTTTATTTCTTTTTAAATTTTTTTTCATGATGTTACAATATACTCATTATTATAAGCAGTCGTAGTTACAAACTGACCTTTATTCATGTCATAATATTTATCAACCTTTTGATCAATGGTTTCATCTGTGCAAAATATTCTGTCTTTATAAAATACATTTATAAAATCACTTGCATCATTCCATAATCTTGTATAATTCTGCCATAAACTAAAATTCTGATTCCAGAAAAGATAGTTAGAAAACAATTCTAAATCATAAAAATGATTTACAACTAGCAGAGGATTAAAAGATTGCGACCATGTTAAATAATTTCCTGATGTACTTGCACCACTTATACTGACTTCTGTTCTAACATTAGTTGAATCATCTGTATAAGCCACCTGAAATGCACTTTCATATATTCTAGGAATAACTTTTAATGTTTGAGGTGTGTTTGTATTAAGTACAATCATACTTATATAACGAAAATAAAATGTTTATTTGTAAAAATAAAAAAAGCACCCATATAGAGTGCTTCTTTTTTAGATTAATTAGAATGAATTTCTAATTAGGTACGATTTGAGTATTTGATCCTGATACTACCCCTGCATCTACAAAATAAGGTGCAGTTTCTTCAAGACCCTCCATTACTAAGGTAAATCCTGAAAGGTCGCCTGCAGCTGCTCCAGTTACAATTGTGCCCCCAGTTACCTCCATGCCATTCTCATAGCCACAAAGGAATTGATTTCCATAGTAATCTTCTACAACAATCACAGGTCTTGCGACTGCAATAAGTTGTAATTCATTTTTTGTTAAGTTATCTAAAAATGTTAAAGTCATATTTAGAGTTTGTGTATAAAAAGTAGTTCCATTATCTCTAGAACTAGTAATAGTTGTTTCTAATGAAGAATTTCCTTTTAAATCAAATTGAAACCAAGTAGGCGATCCTGAGAAAGCTGAAATGGTTTGATCAGCATCAACAGTTGCAGTGACAGGAAAATCTGCCATATAAACTGTTTTAATGCCACCAAAAGCTGATTTGCAAGGTACTTTTCTTCCTGTTGTCAATGCACATGCCATAGTATTATTTTTTTATTTAAAAAAAAAGGTAAGTAAGTAAAATCTCACTTACCTCTTTTTCAGGTTAATTTAATTTATTAAGAATAGTAAACTAGATCTTCAGAAATGCCATACTGCACAGAAGCTGAAAATCTCATTATCATTCTAACATTTTGCGATCCATCAATGTCTTGCATGTCAATAACTTTCACTTCATTCATGTTATTTAACAAGCCACAGCCAAAGTATAAGTTACTTCTCTGAGCAGCAAACATTTTGTTAGCTGACATACCTGGGCAAACAAAAATCTTGACACCATTAACAGTTAATGATCCATTATTCCACCATTGAGTTCCCTGATCATTCACACCTGCAGCACCTAAGCCATTAGCAGCAAAGCCACCTAATGCTTGAACATATGCTTTAGCAGTAGCACTTGGAATGTAGATAAATAAATCTTCTTTTCCATAAAGAGCAGATGGAACTGCATCAACAACTCTGCTTAATTCTGCAATCACATTTCCAGAGTTAATTCCACCACCAACTGCAGCAAGATCCTGACCTGCAGGAATATTGCCATCAGCAGTCATTAATGTTTCAAATCCATCATATTCTCCTGCATTTGCAGCAACTCCTGTGAAAATAGTTTGTTCTGTTTTCTGAGCAACTTGATTTGCTACATGAGCAAGCATAAAGTCGCTAAATTTAGGAGGTAAAGTTCTACCCATACCATAGCCCATGCTTTGAGCTTCCCAATCATTAATAAAATCTTTCTTACATAATTGAAGGTTAACTTGTAACTCAGTTGGCTCTATAATTCTTTCTGTTAGAGTAACACTTGAGTTAGGATTAAAGTCACAGCTAGCATCTGATACTACTGCACCTGTATCCAATCTTTTAATCACTTCTTTGTAAGCAATATTTGGTTTTACTGTTAGACCTCCATCATCAATTGTGGAAGCACTTAATAAAGCTGCAGCTATATATTCACCTGCGAACTCACCTGCATAGGTTGTCGTGATGTTAGTTGCAGTTGCTAATTCAATTTTTCTATTATTCATTTTATTTAATTTTTAAATTTTAATTTATTACGCTTCAAATGCCCAAATTCCCTGAGATCCACAAATTGCCCACTCAGTAGAAGATACTGCACATAATTCAACCCAATCTCCTTTTTTAGAAGTTCCTGCTGTATTTACAATATGCTTCCCATTTGCTCCTGCACCATTACTCGCTGCTGAAACTACTGAATCAGCCAAAGTGAATGATCCAATGATTTTATTGTTTGCATGAGGGTCTAGTGTTAAACCATGAGTTCCCCCTGTTCCTAAATTTCTAAATCTATAAGTTAGACCTACATAATTAGAATTTAATTCAGGTAATGTGTGAGTATGTGACCCACCACTTGAATTTTGATCTGCACCTGCATCTGATACTGAAATGGCTTTATTGCCAACTAGAGAATCCTGAACAGGTCTGTTTCTGTTTACATCATTTGATGAATATTTAAATGTGCTCATTTTTATTTATTTATTTTGTTATTTAATTTATTTAAAACTCTATCTAAAGTTGTTTTATATTGTCCTTTAGCGAAAACTTTTTGTTTAATTTCTCCAAAAGATGCTTCAGGGCTATGTTTAATTGGCTCTACAGCAGCTTCAGATAATTCTTCCTTAGAAAATTCTTCTTTGATTGTTCTGGATTTAGGTTGTCTATTGACTTCATTCTCCATTTCAACTTCTTCTTCTTCTTCCATTTTAGATTCCTTATCTTTTTTTAGATCTGAAATAGCATCTTCAAGATTTTTAATTCTTATTTCCATGCCTTTCCAATCAGCAACATCAGCTTCCTCATCCATTTTTTCTTCTTCTTTCTTTTCTTCTAAATCTTCTGTTTCTTCTTTCTTGTAACCATCCTCATCTTTTTCTTTTCCTGCATCTTCTTTTTGTGGTACATCATCAGATGGTTGTCTCATATCAGCAATCATGCCTTCTTCTTCAACAACTAATAATCTACCATCTTCTAAAATATACTCGCCAACAGGCATAGCAACTTTTTCATCATCTGTTTTAATAAATATCTCTTTTCCTTTTTCAAAAGAGTCAGCTTCTACAAGTGTGCCATTTTCTAACTTTTGCTCTTCAAGTTTTACTTCAAGATTCAAAAGTGTTTTTATTTGATTTATCATTTCTTGATTTTTCATAATATATAGTATAACGATTTTAATTTTTAATTTTGCATTTTTAACTTATTTTGGTTACAACACCAACTCCCTGATTCATAATGTCCTGATTACAGCACTTTCTTGAATAGGTTAAACTATCTTTACATAAACATGCTCTAGTTGATCCTCTTGGACTACTTCTAGCAGGAATATAATTAGTAATTTTTCTGTTCATTAATAAATTGTAATAGCTTTATCTCTTAACTCAACACTTCCAACATCAAGGTCATCTAAAACTTTTCTTAATTCTCCATAACCACCAATGTTGCTAGGATCAACTCCTAAATCTTTAGCAGCTTTCTCAGCTTTATTAACTAAGGAAACGCTTTTATTATATAATTTGTCTCCAGAATCTGCTAATTTTACTAATCTATTTTCTGCTTTGTCTGCTTCTGCAAATATTTTGTTAATTCTTTTTTTAAACTCTGCTGCTTCTTTTTCTCCATTAGACATTTCTTTAACTTTTTGTTTTATTGTTCCAATAATTTTTTTAATGTCATCAGCTATTGCTAATTCAACTTTTGCTAATTCAGTTTTATCCTTTGGTAGTTTAGCTACTATCTTATTAAATTTTTCTGGTGTAATCATGATTGTAATATTTCTTTTATTTTATTAATTAATTTTTCATCTTTTGATAATCCAACAGAATCTTTTGGTCTCTCCATTTTATCAGCGAAGTAACCCTCTATTGAGAAGCCTTTGACCTTTCCTGTTTTTACATATTCATTCCAGACCTCATCATTATTTACTTTGACTGAGCCCATCCATGTACCAACAGGCACATTCATGCCATATTTTCTAGATTTGTCAAACTTTGCATCCTCAACAATCCATGATTCTACCAATGTCAAACCATTCAAAGAATGTTGATGTTCTAAAGTTGAATTATTTTGATTTCCATTTTTGAGATATAATTGAGATGCTTTCTCAACTGTATCTTTTGAGAAATAAATATAATAATCATCTTGATCATCTGAGTTTCTGAAAATAGGTTTATTAGGAATTAATAAAGCTCCCATTAATATTTTCTTTTCTTTATTTATTTCTGCTAATTTAATTTCATCAGCTTTTAAAGCGACAAAATCTGCTTCAATAGCAGGAGATTCTACAATGCTTATTGCTTCAATCCCTGTCATTTCTTGATCTTCATCAAGCACTAATTCTACTATTCTCATAATATTATAACGAATTTAATTTTGTTTTTTGTATTTATAATGTAGCACCATCAACAATATTTCTTTCTAAGCTCTGTGCTGTAGTTACTTCACTTGCTACAACAAAGGTTTGTATTGGTTGCTGATTCTGACCTGCAATAACATTAGCAAGTTGATTTTCTCCTGTTCCACTAACAGATGTTAGGTCTGGTGGTGCTGAAACTGAACTAGCTACTGCTGCTTGTGGAGATTGTATCTCTCCACCCCCTGAAGCTGCTGCACCTACTTTTGTTGAAACTTGTTTAGTTGCATTAATTGCTGCTTTTACTGTGCTTATAATCCCTATTCCTGTTGTTATAGCTGCTAATATAAATGGAACATTTGATGGTGGAGGTGCTGTATTTGCACCTTTAGCAACTGACCCTGTTATTTCTACACCTGCATTTGCTCCTTTTAGTTGAGCTTCAATCATAGCATTTTTTGCTTTCATAATTAATGCTTTTGCATCAGCAATTTGTTCTTTTAAT